CATCTTCTCTTTTGGGTTTTGGAGTTGATGCGCGATAGGCAGTCACAATTCCAATACTTCTGGTTTTTGTGTGTTTAAAAACTCTTGAAAGAGAAGCCTCCATCAATTCTTTAAACTCTGCGGAGGGATCTCCGCGCACTACGGGGCTTTCGGACATAAATTCTTGGAACGTCTGCACTTTTTTACCTTTTTCTACCTATATTGTATTTTGGTACTAATTCCCATTCATTTTTTTCTTTGTGGGAAAGTATTTTGATTTGTGATATTGGAGCCTCTTCAAATTCATCATCTTTAACAACCGTGACCAAACCCCATTCTTTTAACAAGTTTACAATTGTATTTCTTCTTGATCTGTCATTATCAGAAAAATCAGAAGATTTGCCATCCAGTTTAAATAACTCTTTAAAATGGACAATGTAATATTTGCCTTGTTTGTGTAAAATGTGGCAGGATTGATAAAGTTTTTTATCTTTCTTTGAAGCGACACCAATTCTTGTAAGTGTTTCGCGTATCTTTAAAAAATCTTCTTGATCTGCTAGGGATACTTCCACTAATGATTCTAAAATTGACATAACCTATCCGCCTTTGTTCATTGACTCCCTTATGCAACCGATTTGATCTTTGGTTAGTATAGTGAGAGCCTGCTCTGTCTTTTTATTATTATATCCATAATATTGTTTCACACATTCGAAATCATTATGAACAATTTTTTTATGCCACTTAGAAAATCTCTTACGTGGTCGAATACTATTTAGTAAAAAATCGAATTGCATTTTACGGTCAGCAGTGTGATATATATTCATTTGTTGGGCGTGCATGATAGTGTCTTGGAAGTTTGCAAAGTTTCTATTTACATAATATGGAAGATACTTTTTCTCCCACTGATCATCATCACTGTCCATCAACTTCTTCTTGTTATGGGAGATCGCCGGCACATAGTCTTTAAATAGATCGTAACTCATTTCCAACTACAATCACACATCAATGCGGTCAAACACGCCACCATGTTAATTTCTTGATCAGCAACAAATGCAGATTTGTATTGATATTCTGCAATATGAATAATAGCCTGAGGAATAGTGTTAGATTCTGCATGTTCATATAGACCATTGTAGATAGTTCTGAAAATAGTTGCGGGATCGTTGTCGAGATTATCAGTCACCCAATGACGCAAAGCAGTAAAGTTTTTATCGCGTAGGGCGTCTGTCATCTTTTTAATGTTTACTTCGCCGACAGATGTAAGGAGACCTTCGTCGATCTCACCACCAGCAGAGTACCGTTGCAATTCATTCAAGACTCTTCGCCAGTCTGGAAAATGTTTTGCGACCATCTGTTGAACAACTTGTGGTTTATATTTGATATTTTCTTGATCGAGAATAGCCACAACACGTTTGTAAAATCCACCCGCGAGCTTTGGTTTGTCCTTATTGCCAATCTTAAACTCAACTAAAGAACAACGACTATGTAGCGGTTCGATAATGCGGTTTTTGAAATTGCATGTCAAAATAAATCGACAGTTTGCAGAAAACTCTTCGATAAAACCACGCAATGCCGGTTGTGTTGATTGCGGATTTAGATAATCAGCCTCATCGAGAATGATAACCTTACCAAACTCTTTACTACTACCTTGGTCAAACGACACAGTGGACGCATAATTACGAATCTTTGTTCTCAGAACATCAATACCACTATCTTCCGAACCGTTGATAAGAATGTAATCACTACCTAGTTCATTACACAATGCCTTTGCAAGAGTTGTCTTGCCGACACCAGGCCCCCCAGCCAATAATAGGTTGGGGAGACTGCCGGTATCGACAAATTCTTTAAAGGTTGCTTTTAGAGCATCTGGCAAGATACAATTATCAATATCATTAGGACGATATTTTTCTACCCATAAAAAATTATCCATGATTATGCACCATATGTCGAGTCTTGTTCCAATGTGATCCAATATTGAATTGGAAGTTTTTGATGGCGGAATGTCGAAATCTTGTTTTTCGAAATACCCACATCATAATCGCCTTCGATTAGTTTGAGATTTTCCGACCGGAAATACATAGTAAACGGATCGTCAGATTTGCCCACCGGCTCTTCGGATACATTCGATGTATCATCTTTTTTATCCAATGCACTAAAGTACACTACACCATCATCTTTAGTTGACAACGAATAATCGGGCAATCCACTGATAGACGCGACCTGATTGATAGTAGACAGGGTTTCGTGTGGTAATTTCACATCAATATCCCATTTAGGTGCTTTCTTAGAACCTTCTGGATTATTGTCGGATTTGTCCATCTCAAAAGTATTTTCGACAAATACAATAATGGAAGCTTCCGCAGCCATAAACTTATATGTCTTTTCGCCGTTTGACATCATAACATATTTTTCATGGAAATCTAGTTCTGGATAGATTTTCAAAAGATTTAGGAACTTGCCCAAATCATAGATGCAAAAATCTACAGGAAATGTCTCGGTCACATCCGAGGCAGATAGAATATTTCTCATAACTGAAATAGTAGACACCCTACTACCTTTTTTGAGATATATAGATTGGTTGATTGTAGAATAGTTTTTCAGAATGTTCTGAGTTGTTTCACTGAGTTTCATTAATATCATCTTTCTGGTTGATTAAATCGTGATTATATAAAGCTAGTATACCATAGTGAATGATTTTAGTCAAGTCTTTTCTAAAATCTTCTGGGTTATTTCCCTTTTTGCCATACCGCTGAGCATACTTGGAAACATTACCCAAACAAAAACCTTCGCCGTGACCGTTGTCCATAATGACTTCGGTTGCTTGTAGTTTATTATTCGAATAATGTTGATCGTATGTAGAATCGATGTACTGCCGAATTTCTTCCAGCAGTACACCTTCGTTAAATTTATAGTTTACCAATTATTCCTCCTAGAATGGTTCAATTTCTTCTTCTACTTCCGGCGCGATTTGATCGTCACCAGAGATTTTTGCAAATAGGTCTACAAATGAGGCCTTAGTCTCATCGTCAAAACGATTGGTGCAAAGTTCAATCGCCTTAGAAACGTCATTGAAAATCGAATAGGTCTCAACAATGTGGACTAGACGGCGAGTTGAAATGATTTCATCAATACCACCCTCTTCAAAAGTTTTCCGAATAGCACCAGACCACATAGTCAAATCTTCAACCATTTTCTTGTCGTCAACCGAAACAGAACCTTTCAGAGATTCCAGATTGTTAACGAGGATTTTTTTCTCGACACTCTGGACAGGGTATTCCTGTTCGAAAGTAACTTTGAAGCGTTCTAGGAATGCCTCATTCAAAACATTCGTACCGATAAACCGTCCATCATCAGAACCTTTACCTTTGGTATTTGCAGTAGCAATCACCGTGAAACCAGCAGCAGGCGTCACAAACCGATTATCTTTTTTGAGATAAACGCCTTTGCCGTCAATGATAGATTGCAAACACATGATTTTATTTGACGCAAGGTCAACTTCATCAAGTATCAGAACCGCGCCACGTTCCATTGCGTCAACAACAGGGCCCTTTGCGAAAACCACGTTTCCATCAATCAGAGTCTTATCACCTAACAGGTCGGACTCATCGGTTTCAATGGTAATAGGAACCGTGATACATTCGCGACCTAACTGGGCGCAAATCTGTTGAGAACCATAGGTTTTACCGTTGCCGGACATACCAGTAATAAACACCGGAAAAAACATTTTCGATGAAATGATATTTCGTAGGTCTGCATAAAAACCAAACTTTACAAAGTTTTTGTCTTTAGCAGGAATTAAGTTCTGCATATTAGATCCGACTTCAATTTTTGGTGCAGAAACCACCACAGCAGCGACTGGCGCAGGGGCTACAGGAGCAGTAGTCATAGGAATGACATTTGCATTACCTTGATAAATGGCAAGGTCGTACGAACCATGTCCGGTACGATATTCTGGGCGGGTCAACCACTGCGGATGCGATTGTCCATATGCCTTTGCGGCGGATTTGATATCTTTGTTGCGAACAACAGTACCAAATTCTTCTGTGAGTTTGGAAAGGAACTCTGCCTTGTTTGTTTTATTCCACATTATATAGTCTCCATCAGTAGGAAGGTTTCACGAATCATTTTCTATACTAGTATATTACCACAATGAGCGAGGGGAGTCAACCCCTCCACCCCATTTATTTCACCAAATCGACAAATTTATTTAACATTTGGCGACTCTGTTTTTTAGTCGATTGAAACTTGGAAAAGTTTCGAGCAATCTTTGCCTTGGTCATTGTCTCATTTACTTCAAGTTCTGTTTCTTCTCCTTGAGTGCGTTGATCGATGATATAGTATTCATCATACCCACAACCAAGAGCAGTGACAAATCCCTCTTTGCGAGCCTCTCTTTTAAACTGAGCTGTTTGTTTGCGGCCATAGTCATAACCGATAATGCAATATTGTTGAATTGCATGAGTCAGGTCGCGAGTATTATCACAGACATAAAAACCGACTGATTTTGCATTATGCAATTCCTTAATCAATCGAAGCATCATTTCTTGACCTTTTTCAGTTCCATTATTTTCACGGCGATAACCAGAGCGCGCTTTCCATACAATATTTTTTCCAGTACGTTCATCGTGAATTACAGTCGTGATATTTCGATATTCTGAAACAACCCTTCTTGTATTAAAGGTCTCGCCACGATGTGTTCGACTACTAGAACAATAAGAAACACCATCAGCCGCATCTCCATCTGAAAGAACCAAGAATGACAATTTCTCTACATTATTTTCTTTCTGAAATTTACCGATAACTTTATCAAAAATTAACAGAGATTCAATCAGCGGAGTTCCACCAAGTTGATTTTCATGTTTTGCAGCACATCCATAAAGTGCATAACCAGTAAGACACCGAGCCAACCAAATGTAATTATCACAAGCGCGATTAAATTCTGTAGTTGTCATCTTACTGGTCAATACTTGGCGCAATGTAGTTTCTGCATTGATAATAATTTTATCGGCATTATCATCGCAGAGTTGATCATCATTGAATTTTCGAACAGAGTCGATGTTAGCCTTTGGCGTGATATCAGTGAAATTGTAAACTTCGAAAGGAATATTTACTCGGCGAGCAAAAGTGGCAAGAGTGATAACTTGTACAACAGTCTTTACTAACTGGTGATACATCGAACCCGACCAATCAACCATCATAACCATACCGTGATTTTTTCCATCGGGCAAAATTGACTTGCGTTGAAAAATATCATCATTCAACTTGTAAGACCACAGTTTACTAGCATTGATATTTCCAGACTTTGCGACAGTCTGGTTTGAATAGGCTTCAGCAGCCTTTTTCATTTCAAATTCTTTTACCAGATAGTTGATAGTTTTGTTGTTTTCCCGCAAAACTTTTTTGTAAGGAGTCATCATTGACAAATCAGAAATATTGCGACTAGACATATAAGCGGTTTTCATTTCATCAATCGAATCATGTACTTTTTTGTGAGGCACAACAAAATTCGAAACATCGAAATCTGGAAGAGAGATATAATCTATATCAAACGCATTTTGATCATTTTTCTGAATCATGTTTTCTGAAGCATTATCATCTGTCACAGACTCAAACTCATTAACATCACCAGAAGTACCACCAGCCTTGGCATCTGTTATCGTATCAGAATATTCTCCGGTTTCGCCTTCATCTTCACCATCACTACCGCCAGATTCTTTTGTATTAGAATCATCTTCATTATCCGAATTTTCGTCAGACTGTTGAGATTGAGATTTTGCATCATCCGACTGTTCATTGCCGTCACCATCAGTATCACCCTGTTGATCTTGGTCTTGGTCTTGATCGTCACCAGATTCATCATTGAATTCTTGAGGCATGCCTTGCGATTGATCGATCAATTGATCATCCCCGTCCTCTGATTGTTCATCGTCTGTTTTTTTCTCACTTACAAAATTGTAAATATCTTCGGATAGGTCTGCAACCTCTGCAAAAGTTTCTGTAGTTGCCATGCGGTCTACAAAGGGCATTTCTTCATCGGAGAAAAGTTGAGCAGATTCAAAATCATTCATTGCAGTTTTGAAATAGATATTCAGCCGATCAATAAACGCCATGTCTGCGAGGTTTTTGTCACCAATACCAAAGAAATCTTCATCCACCAATTCTTTGTAAGCGCGAAAGAATGGTCCTTTCAGGCCTGGAAATTTGCGTTTCACCGAGCGTTCGATACGAGCATCTTCGGTAACATTGATAAAAGGCATACAAGAGCGAGAAATCGCCTCTTCTAAAACTTCTGGGTCACATGGTGTATCCAGAGCATGTCCTACTTCATGTCCCATAAAAAGGTCATACATATCATTGGACATCTCTTTCCAGATAGGAACAGTCAAAATACGACGAACCATATCGAAACTCGCTGTCGAGACTTTCTTGTGTTGGATTGTAATATTCTCTTCCGCCATCAATTTGGCGAGAAGAGATTTTGAGTTCTTGGTATGTAGTATCTGGTTGGTCATCGGTATCTCCGCGAATCGTTTCATCTAACTTACCTATACAATACCATAACTGAGCATCAATGTCAATAGGGATCACCAAAAAAATTCATTCGACCCAACAATATTTTGGTTCTGCGTCATTTACATCACAAATATTAGGATGATTCATCAGAGCTCTGCGGTAAGGACTCCACTTTATACCTCTACCCCAACCGACAAATTTATTTATATCTTTCTTAGTAGCATATCCACCTTTTCTGATAAAATCAAGTATTTCTTTAAACTTATCACTATCGCCCATAACTTTTTGTCGGGACAAGAGATCGTCCATATAATTACTCATTTTAATTACTTTGTCTTTGTAGATAAGATTTTCCCGAATACAGTCCAAGGCCTGTTCTGCTTGTTCATTCCTAAAATCTGGATTATCCAAATAAGTATTCATAAGCATCAAAGCTTCATAATCATCCTTGAAAAAATCGCCTTTAGCGTTGAGTTCGTGGTAATATGTATCATCATACATGATATAGGGCACGCCATTCATCATGCCATCTGTCATTGCGACTGACCACCCGCCATATTTTTGTTTTGGAGAAAACCCCATATAACATTTTTTCAATTCGTTATAATACCATTGTTTATCGCCTTTTGTTGTAATTACATAATCACGATTAGGTTTATCAAGTAATGGTATCCAAACTTTAAAATCTTGTCTCAATTCCCATAATTTATCACATACAGCAATAAATTCTTTGAAGTGTTTATAGGTATCTGGTCTGTGATTGAATACAATAATTTTTTCCGGTGTCTCATTTATTTCAGATACAACGTCTACATTATTAACACCCAAATGTTGCACAGTCAGAATATTATTCAATTTTTCTATAATCTTGTCATTAAATGTTTCAGACGCCTGATTTAGAACTAACTGTTTTTGATGTTGTGTGTTAAGATAACATTTATCATACTCCAATAATCCTGTAATATTTTGTAGGAAACTATCTTTGGGCCAAGCAACTACAGACTTCAAATCCCACCAATGACAATATCCAAATACAGGAGGCATATGATGTGTTACATTATAGAGCGTATTGACAAGTTGGTGTGTATGTTCCGGTAGATGTGACATTATCAAATCAAAATCATATCCACTATGTAACATTTTGCGGATAATATCAACTCTGAAATTGCTCCGCATTGTCTGAGGATATGTTTCAAATTCAGTATACCATTGTGTAACATTTTCAAATTGCAATGATGGTACAGGACAGGGAAGAATCAAATAAAACCAGAGGTCGTTGCGAATTTCGTTTAGCAACTTAATCTGATTCTTGATTACTTGAATATAACTATCTTTTTCCAAGTCTTCTTGGAATGTTATGTTAGGATACACCAGAATACGAACTGTATTCTGGTATATTTCTTTTTTATCGAACTCAAAAAGGTTCACCGTAAAGTAACTTTTTGAGTAATATCAGTTTTCAACATTAAATCTTTAGATTTTAAGATATACTGTTTAACTGCCCAGCATCCTTCACTGAAAGCAGTACCATTTTTCCTCAAATTCATCCAATAGACCGGAAGGGCAGGCCAAAACTTTGATGCACCAATGTAAACCATACATTTAATAGAACCATTCGCATTTAGATGTTTTAATAGAAATTGACTCTTATTTCCATTACCACTAAACATATCACTAGTATCATTCTGTTTGGTAAAATAAGCAACAAAAAACTCTTGAAGTTCTTCCTTTGTAAACATCATCGTAGTAGCAAATTCACTCTTGCCATGTTCAGTAAAGCACTGAAACATTATCGAAAGGCATTCAATAGGTGACATTCCAATGTGAGTTTCGCCAGTTACTTTCGCAACTTGTCTTACAGTTCCTATTGCAGCCAATACATTAGATTCTCCAAACCTTTTAAAAAATCCATTACCGACACCTTCCTTTAATCCACTCAATGAAGTGATATTCAAGAAATCATCAGCACCTTCTACATTTTCAATCTGCATGATACCATCATAGTTGAGTTTTTCATTTTTCAAAAAATTAAAACATTCTACAGCGGTTTTTCGACCAGAACGATATGACGAAGCAAATTTCTGACTTTCGTTTTGTCCACTTCTATCACCAGCATCAGTGGTGTGTCTCTCTGCTTCGACTCTAATATATTCTTCTCTACTCAACCCCCGTTCATGGAATCTAACAGACATTAATACATTAGTAATTTTTCCGTTATTAGCAATAAGTTTTTTTACTATTCGGTTATTACCAATATATTTCACTAACTGCCAGTCACAAGAACCATCAATAATTGGCCCAGGCCTCAACACACCAGCTAAAATACCAGCATCAGCTTCATTATACCCTTTTGGATTTCCGCCACCATTTGGTGTATTAAGATTGGAAATATTTTGATCTTTATTTTGGTTTGCCCATTTTGATCTATCAAATCCACCTTTTGTTTTTTCTGATGACCAAATATAATCAATAGGAACTTGAATGACATATGACTTATCTAAATCGTCATCACTAAAATCCTGTTGCAAAAAGTCATCAATATGTTGGTAGTGACTATAATCTGAATTATCTTTATAACTGAGCTTGGACAATTCAGATTCGTCAAAACAATCATCAAACAGCTGTTTGTTGTTTACTAAGTCAGAATATAGGGGGGATTGGGTTTCTAAGTTAATCTTCATTTTTTTCTCCTTGCCTGTATCGGCATTTGTGGTCTGTAACAATAAATTATGTTACAGTTTTATATATAATACTTTCTGTATCACCATTACATTATCTCACATATAGTGGCTATTTGTCAATAGATTTTTTTAATTTTCTTCAATTCTTTTTCTCAGTCCAGAAGATGAAAAGGAATGTTGTCTGCTGGTATATTGTACTTCTATTGGCAGATCACTACCTGTAAAATCTCTGTCTCTATAATCTTCGCCAACAAATCGAATGTCGATATGTTGAGATTTCAATAAATCGATCAAACTCTCTTCTGTGTCATATGGAATAATATTATCAATATATTTGACTGCATCGAGTTGTACAAATCTTTCATAAACCGATTGTATGGGTTTATTTTTTTCTGGTCGGTCTATGGTAGGGTCAGTCTGCAAGCCGACTATTAAATAGTCGCACCGACTGCGAGATTCTTCTAACATGACTATATGTCCGGCATGTAGCAAATCAAATGCGCCGCAAGTAAAACCTATCATCGGATAATATCAATCTTATTCATGCTATCCTGATTCCATACCTCTAATTCTCTGCGAAGTCTATTCTCTGATACCATTTTTGCATATCGTTTACTAGCCATTTTTGTCCACCATTTTACAATATTTTCCATTTCAAATCTGTCATAATTTGGTGCTTTTATAAGAGTTTCGCTTTTTCCCAATAAAACATCTTTGGCATTGGCATAACCATATTCACCCATATAAAATCTTTTTTGAGTTGTTACGTCACCCGCGACATTCATCTTTTCAACAAATTTTGTATATAATTCTGGATTGTTTTGCTTTAAACTTGCTTTGATTACGCCCACGATTTTTGTTTGAGTTTTAAGTTTTCGACTTGATGCACCAGCATGTATCAAGTCTTCGCCGTTATTTCTTTCAACAAACCAATCTCTCATCTCAAAGTAAATTTCTTCTCCAAGTGTCAATAAGAATTTGGACTGCGTATCACCTTTATATCGGAGATACGGCTTCATGCCGTCATACATTGACGCTCCTTTAATATTTCCATATAAACTGGTCGTTTCAAATAAACAGAATTTTGTATTATATTTTTTATCCAACATTCTCCGCATGTCACTAGAGCAACAGACGGCTGCAAGTAATTTTCCACCCAAATAATTAAATCCAAACGGTTGCACCGGAACTATGTTAAATCCCATTATGGCACGCTTGTTAAAAATATCTAAATCGGGTACACCTTCCAAGTAATCATTTCTTGGTTTAGAATTTATCAATGGACTACCATATCTAGCAAATCCGACAATGGTATTTGTTGTCGTTTCTTTTAGCATAAATTTGAGTGTTTTGCCAGGATTTTCATCGGGGCTGAAAGATGCCGTTTTTTCCAATAGAGTATTGAATAATTTGAGTTGTTCTTTCCCACTGCATGGCACGACTTGGAATTTCATATCCTCGGGGTGTATATCAAAATTCTGGAAAAGATCATCTTCCATACTGAATCCATACATTGGCGCGGGAATATTTTTTACTCTTTCAATCTTTCTAGCACGAAAATAATCATCAATCCTTCCAAAATCTTTGAAATAATTCATAAGTTTTTCTGCAGCCCATATAGAATCTGTTTCGTCTAGTATCATATCATTCTCACAATTTCAATAAGTATTAAGTATAACACATTTTCATATCTATGTCAACATTTTTCCAACAGTCTCTTCATGTATTCTTTCTTGAGACAAATTGAAATATTCTTCATTGATTTCAGATCCGACATATTTTCTATCCGTCCTGATAGCAGCTGCGGCGGTTGTTCCAGATCCCATGAATGGGTCATATACGGTATCACCTTCGACTGTATAATTCAAGACACATTTGATAACTGTATCTATCGACATCCCATAAGCATATTTTTTATATTTTTCGTTGTCATGTATCCACACATCAGGCTTGAATGATTTTTCTAAATTTTGTTTGGTTTTACCCCTACCAAATGTCAAAACATTCGCATAAGTTGGACGCCAACCATCAATTTTCAAAGTTTTTACCCATATCTTATGTGCCTTTAATTGATATCCTATAGATTCCATTGTCGTGACTATAAGACTACTTTTAGATACTATTCCGCCGCCGAACTTTCGATCTGTGACTGAGGCAGTAATAAGATTTTTTGCAGGATTCATTCTACCAAAGAGCTCTCTTAAAAATTCTTGATATACTTCTGGTTTAGAAGGATCAGTCCCTATCTCCTCAAAGTCGGGCGGAGAAGTAAAAACATAATCATATTTTAAATCATCTATAACATTCTTATAATCGTCGCAATAAATCACGTTGTCTCTGCTTTTCTACTAAAGTTTTTGATTTTTTCAAAACGAATTACGTCATCAAACTTATCAAACAATATATCACCTTTATGAGATATTACAAACACATTATTTCCACCAAGGGCGTTCAACAGTTTTAAAAATTCATCTGTGCCGGTTGCGTCCAGACTACTATCAAACACCTCGTCAAGAATCAACAGGTTTGTATTGACACTGTTTTT